AGCAGGCGCACCATCTGTGCCATGCCGGCACCCTTTACCTGCTCCCGGCCATCACCACCACCCATGCGGCTGGCGGGCGGGCCTTGCACACCCTGAGCCCCCTCGGATACCGGTACTGCCGACAGCGCGGCGGCCTTCTCGGCGGCTTCAGCTCGGGCCAGCTTGGAGCTCAGATCAGCAATCTGCGCCTCCAGACTGGTGAACTCTTGCAGTTGTTCGGCGTTCAGGCTGCCGCCATCGGCCTCGATTTTCGCCAGCGCCTGCAGCTTGGTGTTCAGCTCGGCGCGTTCGCTACGCAGTTGAAGAACTTTGGACATAGTGCCTCCTGGGCATGAAAAAGCCCGCACTAGGCGGGCTCGGGTACTGCCGCGAACGCGGTCAGAGTTGGGATTGGATAGCCGCAGCGCGGGCGCGCACCGAGAGGCCACCGCCACGGCTGGCGCGACTCTGCGCGACAGCGAGTGACAGCTGATCTACTGCGTCCTGCGGACTCTGCAGACGGTCGGCCAAGCCGGCGGTGATGCCTTTCTGGCCCTGGTACAAGGCAGCCTCTGTGGCCCTGACCTGATCCACACTGAGGCCTCGATACTCGGCCACTGCGCCGACGAACATCTGGTAACTCTCCTGCACCAGGTCGTTGAGGAACTGCAGCGATTGCTCGGTCAGCGGCTCATGCGGGCTCATGTCGTTCTTGTGGGCCCCAGCAAACACCGTAGTGACCTTCACCCCGGCGTTCTCCTCCAGCTTGGAACGGTCGAGGTGTTTGGCGATCACGCCGATGGAGCCGACGCCACTGGTCTGGCTCATCACCACTTCGCTGCAGGCCGAGGCCAGCAGGTATCCGCCGCTGTAGGCCATGAAGTTGACCAGGCCGGTGATGGGCTTCTGCAGCGTCATGGCGCGGATCTCGCTCGCCAGCTCGAAGGCGCCAACGGCCGAACCTCCGGGACTATCGATGTCGAGCACGATGCGCTCCACCATCGGGTCAGCCACGGCCGTGCGCAGCTGGCGGCGCAGATCCTCGTAACTGGTCATCACCTCGCAGGCGTCCAGGTGGGCACCACGGCTCACCAGAATGCCACTCACCGGAATAACCTCGACTCCGGTACGGCCGATAGCCAGGCGGCGGTTATGCTCCTCCCGCTCCATTCGGGCGGTGTAGGCCAGCTCGGCACCCTCCGAGTCGGCATACATGCGCGGCTCACCGAAGGCAGCGGCACCGATGTTGATGATGTTCAGGTGCATGGCCCGGTTCGCCCAGCTCACGCCGAGGTCGAGCATGTCGGGGGTGACCAGCAGCGGCTGATTGAACAGCAGGCTGGACGCTCGCAGATGGCGTTTCATTGGCTCAAGATCCTCCCGATCTCGGCGTGCTGCAGCTCCAGCTGCGCGCGCACGTTGGGGTTGTTCAGGTCTGGCATACCCTTGGAGGCATCGACCATGTTCAGCGGCTGCAGGTAGGTATCACCTCCAGCAACCTGCGGCATGTTCTCCAGCCGGCGAATGTCGTTCACCGAGAGCCAACCCCACTGCCTCCCGATGGCGTATGCCTCGTAGCGACTCTTCTGGTCGCCACGCATCAGGCCGGACAGGTTGAACTCGATGTAATAGCGATGCCGGTCCTGCGGCAGCAGGAAGTCGCGCATCATTGCCTGCTCGTGGCGCTTGGCCCACGGCAACAGGGCGAACACCACGAACTGGATCAGCAGCTGCTCGATGGTGTTGTAGTTGGCCTTCTCCAGGTCGTTCACCATCGGCAGCGGGATCTTGTAGATTCGCGCCACGTTGGTGCCGGTGAGCTTGAGGATGTTCACTACGTCTGCATCGACGTTGCTCATGGAGATCGGCTTGAACGACATCCCTTCCTGCAGCAGCGCTACTTTCTTGGCGTTGTCGATACCGCTGTACTTCTCCCCCCACTGCTCGATGATCTTGTCGATGCTCTTCTGATCCTTAATGGCCGGAGCCTCGCGCGGACGCTCGATCACCCCGGAAACCGTGGCACCGTTGGCAAACGACTTGCCGGTGTAGCGAGTGATGGCCTGGGCCATCCCCACCGTCTCGGCATGCACCTCGATGGGAGACAACCCCGTGTAGTGGTTGGTCGAGGTCCAACGCACATGGTGAATCATCCGCATGGGCACCGGATCAACAGTGCCCACCCGGTAGTAGGGCAGCAGGTCACCACCCTTGAGCACCTGGACCTTGTTGTTATCCAGCGGCCAGAGTGCGGCGACATTGCCGTCATCGCGGCGGTCGATCCAGGTGTAGCTGTTGCCACGCAGGCCGCAGGCCATCTGCTCGCATTCCGTCAGCTCGAATGGCGTCTGGAAGCCGTTGGGCTGGTAGCGCAACACGTCATACAGGGGATGGTTGATGGCCGCGTCGCGCTGGCCCTTTTCCTTACGCTCGTAGACCTCCAGCGGCAGCTGAGCCAGGCTCTCGGCCAGCAAGGTGACGCAGTTGTGCAGGATGGGCACCCCCAGCGCCGTATCCGGGGTGATCACTACTCCGGCGCTATTGCCACGCCCCGATCCGATCAGGCCGCGCCAGAAGTCTCCGAACGTCTCCAGGGTGCCCTCGCCCTGGCCAGGGCCGCGCAGGCTCGAAAAGAACATGCTCAGCCCCCTTTCTGTTTAGACGCAGCAGCCACCGCCTGGTCCGCCATACGCGACCACGCCAGAAGGCCGGCGCCGGCAACTATGAAGGCCGCCGGCACGTTGAGTTGAGCCACGCCCGCGACCAGCAGGCCGAAGCCCACCAGCCCGGCAAGCCATGAAAGGATCTGCACCAGGGTGATGCTCATATACCAACGCCTTCGTCGTAGATGGATTTACCGCCACCAGGTGGCGCGGAACCGCTGACGCCGGTAGCGATGACCGCAGCCACTATCCCGTCGATGCGGCCGTTTGACTTGGCCTTGTCGACCTTGCGGTTGTTTGCTGGGTCGGACGTGGTGACGGCGTTGGCCGCGCACATGGTGAGCACCGGGTTTTCGTCGTGCAGCAGCGTCTCTACCAGCTCGCACTCGGCCGGGTCGACGGGGATCAGGTTGCCCAGCACGTCTACCTGCGGGGGAGGCATCCCCAACAGACGACGCTCAAACTCATCAACTGCAGGCCCCATGCTCTGGTAGCCCTGCCCGAACGGCACCAGCTCCGGCAGCACAATGTCGTGCTCGCTCATCAGCTCCTTCAGGTCTTCGATCCGCCAGCGGTCGTAACCAATCTTGCGAACGTCGAAGTAGGCGCAGATCTTCTGCAGCCGGCGCAGCACATGCAGCTTGCTGATGGCTCGCCCAGGCGTCGTCTCCAGATGCCCCTCGGCAATCCAGACCCGGTATGGCACTCGGTCGCGGCTCTCCCGGCCCTCCAGGTCGTGGTCGGGGATCCAGAAGTACGACAGCAAACGCCAGTGCGGGTCGGCTACGGTCGGGTAGAACAGCAGCACGAACGAGGTCAGGTCGGTGGTGCTGGACAGGTCGAGGCCGGCCACACAAGGCCGGTCGCGAAGCATGCGCATGGGCGCTCGCTCAGATGCAGCCAACCACACATCTCCGCCGATCCAGGGATTCTCCGAAGCCGTCCACTCGCAGAAGTTCAGGCGCCGAACTACGGCTTCCTTGGCCGGCAAGCCGCGAGCAGCAAGCACCTGCTCCCGCAGATAACGGCGACCGGGGATGCCATCGGTACGCCCCTCGGGGATGAAGTCCAGCGAGGGATTCACCTTCGGCCAGCACGACTCATCTTTGAGCGGGTCATCCCCCTTGTCCAGCGAGCAGATGAAGCCGAAGAAGGTGTCGTCAACCACATCACCACGGCACACGCGCACGCCGTAGTCATGGTACTGGCCAGCGACACTGTTCTTGTCGGATCCGCTGTTGGTGATCATCGCCACCAGAGCGCGCCGGTTCTTCTTCGTACCAGCACGCATCATCTCCACGACAGCGGCCGTCTTGTGCTCGTGCACCTCGTCTAGAAGCCCCATGTGCGGGCGCGGGCCGGACTGGCCATCATCGGAGCTGATAGCCCGGAAGAAGCTGTTGGTGTTCGGGTAGAACAGGTTCCAGATCTTTTCGTTGCGACCGCTCTGCTCGATGCGCGCGGCCAACGATGGAGACATGCTCACCATCGACACGGCGTCGCGAAACAGGATCATGGCCTGGTCTTTCTTGGTCGCGGCGGCGTAGATTTCGGCGCGCTGCTCACCATCAGCCACCAGACCATAAAGGCCGATGCCAGCGATCAATGGCGACTTACCCGAGCCCTTACCGGTTTCGATGTAGGCCAAGCGAAAGCGCCGGCCACCATCCTCCTCGTACCAGCCAAACAAGCTGCCGACGATGAAGGCCTGCCACGGCCCCAGCAGGAACGGTGAGCCCTCGTATTCACCGCCGTTGAGGCGCAACACATCCTCGAAGAAGCCGATGGCGCGGTCTGCCGCTTCCTGGCACCAAACCAACCCACGGCCCGGGCCTAGCGCCAGGTCATTCAGATGGCGCTGGCAGGCGTTGCGAACATCAGGGCCGGCCACGATCTCGCCGGCAAGCACTGCGTTGGCAAACGCCAAGACGCGGCAGCTAGCTGAAGTATCGGTCAGCAGCGTCTCTTGCTTCATTGGGGAACAACTCGCCTTGAGGCGCCAGCGCCTTCATCGCGCGGCGAGCGACCGGAGAGAAGCCGAACAGCGCGCCGTTCTGGTTGGCGCGGCGCTCGGCATCGTTGGCCAGCTGCCGCCAGATGCTCAGCTGCTGAGCCCCTGTCTTGTAGGTCTGCACGTCGCCGCTGGTCTCAAGCTCGGCATTCAGCTCGCTGATCTTGCGACGGAAGCGCACCCAGTCGCCCACCGCCTCGCAGTACGAGGCGAGGGCCATCATGTCCAGCGTGCTAATCCAGCCGAGCGCCATCAGCGCATCCACCACGCGATCCCATTCCTGGGCACCCTCCTCGCTCAGGAAGTCAGGCTTCGGTGGAGCCTGTACCGGGACAGCCGGAGCATGCGCAGCGGCCTGTAGCGCAGCCATGCCGCGCTTGCTGGGGTCGCCGCGCAGGATGTGAACGGTAGCCGGCAACGGAGGCCGGCCAGAGTTGGCATTTCCAGCCATCTCAACCTCCTAAGGAGCCAAGCCCCCACCCCCCCCATTTTTCCCGGCGTTGCACACGAAGGGGACCGAGCGGTCTAGAGCGGGCGAGAGCGAAAGTTTTTCACCCCCCCCTACCCCGGGACCGGCTACGCGCGCCGGTTCCAGTGGTGGCGGGGGTCCGTTGGGCACCCCGAGGCATCGCAGCCGATACGGCGGCCGGACTTCTCCAGGCGCTGCTTAACCGAGTCATGGCAGAGCTTGCACAGCGACTGCCAGTTGTCGCGGGACCAGAACAGGCGGTGCGCCTCGGCGATCTGCTCGGCGTCTCCAGTCTTGCGCGCCTCACCCAGCCGGGGCGCGACCTTATGGTCCACGATCACCGCAGCTATGGGCCTATGGGGAGTGCTGCACTCGGCACACATAGGGTGGCGCCGCAGGTGATCGGCCCGGGCCTGCTGCCAGCGGTAGTCGTAACCGCGCCGGGTGCTGCTGCCGCGCTCAGCCATCGCCCTGCTCTGCCGAGCGGCGGCGCTCCACCTCGCCCAGCCCGGCGCGCTTGGCCAGGTAGCGGGTGTAGAAGGCGCTGGCGATGTCCGCACCGAGCAGGCCGGTGAGGATGCCGCCTGCGGCGGCGAGGTAGATGCCCTGGCCAGTCGCCAACAGGATCAGCAGCGTGGCCATGCCGAAGCCGGCCGAGCTGCCGAAGCGCAGGAAGATCCGCTTGATGATCTCAGCCATGGCCACACCTGGCACATCCGCCTGGCGCATCTCACCAACCAAGCCGGCGAGCGCCACCAGGATCAGCAGCAGGGTGGGCACATCGCTCAGCGTCTGATGGGTATCGCTCATCGGTTCACCTCGAATGCCAGAAACGAAAAAGCCCCGCCGGGTGGCGAGGCTTCGGAAGAGGTGCCCCCGAAGGGGCGGCGGCATCCTTGCCGCTTGGGAGGTCAGGGAAGACCTTGCTCCCAACCCTAGCCCATGTGCGGGCTAGGTCAAGGCGCCGTGACCAAGGCTGGGGAGCCTGGGCGCCAGAAACGAAAAACCCGGCGCGGTGGCCGGGTTCGTGGTGAGGCTTGCTGCTCGCGTACCTCTGTGAAATTAACGCCTTTTTACCCCCTCAATCTCATGGCAACAAGGGGTAGCGGTTGCCACTCCAGCAAAACACCAACAACGCACCGAGAAAGCACCGGCAATGCGACGGCAATAAATCACTTTCGGCTATCAGCGCCTGCGGCGCTGTCCCACCTGCCCCCACCTTTTCCAGAGGTGAGACACAGCAACCCCGCGCCACCTCTATCTGTTCCCTACTTCCCCACCTGTCCCACTTAAAAAATAAATAGGCGCGCGCCCGCGAGCGCACGCATGCGCGCACCACGCGCACCCGCCCAGCGCATACGCACAGGCAGGCGGTGGGGCAGGTGGGGAGGTGGGACACACCCAACAGCGGCGCGGCCTGCCTGCGCCCTACCTCTAAAAACAGGTGGGCCAGGTGGGACACAAACAAAAAAGCGCGCCTCATGCGGCGCGCTTCCGGGTTATCAGGCAGTCCCTGATGGACTCATGGGCCTTGTGCAATCGTCGGTAGAACTGCGCCCGGCTGCAGCCGCACGCCTCATACCGCTGATGCTCAAGGCTGTCGTAGTTGGTGTAGTGCTCGATCACCACCTGGTGCTCCTCGAACGGCAAGAGCTTGTTCACGATCAGCTCAATCTCAGCCGACTCCCGCAGCAACACCCTACTGCCGGCCGTGCTGCGGATCAGCTCACCCTTGCACCGGATCAGGGTAGCAAGCGGGCTGCCACATCCGCCAGCCTCCAGTGCCTGCTCGCCCGCTGGAGGGTGCAGCTCGGCGGCCCACAACTTCAGCGCCTCGTCGATGTAACTGATCATAGAACTGGCTCCCTCTCTGCCAGGGCCATCTGCCCACTCGGCTTCCAACTGTCCGGCCTGATGTACGCATACGGCCGCTGCCGATAACGCCCCTCGGGCGCCAGGCGCCTGCGCCGCCAACCCAGGCGGTGCATCACCTGCCCCACCCGCGTCTGCTCGGGCCGCCCCCAATGGCCGGGGTCCAGGTTCAGCGCCTTCTCCAGCAGCACATCGCTGCTCACATGCTCGCAGGGGTTCTGCTCCAGCCACTTCACGATGCGCGGTTCCCAGGCATCACCCTGGAAGCGCACATCCTGCTCGGCCTCGAACATCGGCAGCTCATCCTGCTGCGGGTGCCACGGCTCGCCGTCCTGGTACAGGTGGTACGCCTCTGCCCACAGCTGGTCGCGTACCTCGCGCAGCTCGGCCAGCTTCACGAACAGGCACTCAATCGGCCAGTAACGCCGGTTCCCGGTCGGGTCGCGCAGATACTCGTCCTGGTTGGTCGTGCCCGCGAAAACACACTGCCGTGGCAGGCGGATAGACCTACGCGCATAGCTGGGGCGGAAGGTATCCACGCTAGCCCCGAAGAACTGCTTGGCCTTGGTCGACTCGGCCTTGTTGAACGCATCCAGCTCCCCCAGCTCGACGATCCACATACCCTGGATCACCTGGAAGGCCTCCTTATCGCCCAGCGGGAAAGGCGTATCCATGAACCACTCGCCGCCCAGTACACCCAGCGCCGAGGACTTACCCTTGCCCTGCGCGCCCTCCAGAATCAGCACGCAGTCAGCCTTGGCGCCCGGCACCATCACGCGGGCCACCGCCGACACCAGCCAGCGCATGCCCACCACGTCCGGGTAGTCCTTGAACTCCGTCAGCGCCCGCGCGCCCAAGTAATCACGCAACCAGGTGCGCAACCGAGGCTTGCGGTCCCACACCAGCGCCTGCAGGTACTCCCGCACCGGGTGGAACTGGTGCTCATGCGCAACCACCGCCACCGCCTCCAGCACCGTGACGGACTTCACCCGCAAGCCGTACTGCTCGGCCAGCCAGATCGACGTGCGCGTGTCGTCCAGGTCGCTCCACTCTCCGGCACGGCCGCCGTAAGGGGTCGCCCGGCGCTTCACCGTGCGGCAGCTGAACAGATCCTCACCGATCACCCCCGCCCAGCGCTCATCGTTCTGCAGGATGAGCGCCACGTTCACCGCATGCGGCACCAGGCCGCCCTGGCTTGTGCGCTGCAGGCACGACTTCCAGCCACCCTCGGCCACCGGCCGCACCACCGCCATCACCTGGCGGCGTACCGAGTCAAAGCCCTCGGCCAGGTGCAGGTCGTTGAAGTCCGTCCACTTGTCCTCGCGCTCACCATCGAACACTGGCCACACCACCCGGCCACCCACAATAGCCGCCGCGTGCTCGGCCTTTTCCCGTCCAGGGTTCCACGGCTCTTTCTTGTGGTTGGTGGTCTTCCAGTCATCATCGGCGCAGAACACGAACTGCCGGCCCGGGTAACGCTCGCGCATCACCTCGGCCACCGGCATCAGGTTGCCCGCCGTGAATGCCACCGCCACGCAGAGGCCCGTCGCCATGTGCAGGCTGGCGCCCGTGGCGTAACCCTCACAGATCAGCACCGCCTCACCCGGCTCCGGATGCGGGCCAATCAGGTGGAACGCCCCAACGGGGTCAAGGCCGGCAGGCCAATAGCGTTTGCTCAGCCCGTCAGCATCAGGTACGCCGAACAGCACCTGCAGGCCCACCACCTCATCGCGGATGTTCACCAGCGGCACCAGGGCCGTGTCCGGCTTGCGCCCGAAGCGCAGGCCGAAGGCGCCGATCTGCTTGCGGTCCAGGTAGCCGCAGCGGCCCTTGGTGGGCAGCGCCTTCCACATGCCGGCCGCACGCCGGGCAGCCTTCGCCACCCTAGCCGCGCGCTTGGCCTCCTCCTCCCGCTTGGCCGACTCGATGCGCGCCTGGATCACCTTGCGATCCTCGGCACTCATCCGCCCGCCCACGGGCTTCAACTTGTGGAAGGAGCCCTTCTCCCCCTCACGCCAAGAGCCGAACCCCCCGGCGTAGAAGGTTCGGCCCTCGCTCTGATGTTCATAGATCCGGTAGAAGCCCGTGCGCGACTTGCCCTTGTCATGAGCGTCACGGCAACGGACGCGCTTGCCGAGCAGCAGCGGCAGGTCGGGATCCAATCCCCCGTCCCGCAGCTGGGCCAGCACATCGTCCAGCAGCGAGAGGGATTCAGACATGCCTGCCACCATGCTTTTCCAATGCAGACTGGCATTCGATACACATCAGGCAGTCACGATCAGCCAGGGCCTGGCGCCGGGCCAGCGGAATCGGCTCATCGCACTCTTCACAAGCCAAGGCATGCACCGGCTTGAGCGCCATACGCTGGGCGTGCGCCCGTTCGCGGGCCTGATCGTGAATGGCGCTCTCGCGCGCCGCGAGATCAGCTGGATCAGCCATGGGCCACGTCCTCCGCATGACGCTGGCGCACGACCGCCCGCAGCTTGTACACCGCCTGCACCAGGCGCAGGGCCAGCAGCTCGAACTCGTCCAGCTCAGCGTCATCCAGGCGGCCATCGGCCAGGCTCTTGGAGAGGTGCATGGTCACCCGGCTTTCATCGCTCAGCATCTGGCTGATCGCGGCCAGCAGCGAGGCCTCGGTGTCGGTATCACTCAGCTCGGAAACGTCGATCCCCACCCAGCCAATCGGCGAGAGCAGTGCATCCACGATGCGCGAGTCGCGCGTCAGGTCGAGGATCAGCTGCAGCTCATCCACGTTCAGCTTGTGCTTGGGGTTGGTGCCAGTGAGGCTCAGCTTATGGCTGAGCGTGGTGGCGTTGATGTTGCCGTCTACGGCAGCGATGGCGGTTGCACCGCCGGGGTAGTCCTGCACAGCGTGATAGCACGCCTGCTTGAGGCTCAGCACGGTACGGCGCGCACGCTCGATGCTGCTCTGCCAGAGTCGAGTCATTGGCAATTCTCCTGAAAGTCTGCCAGTGACCCCGCCGCCCCTGCTTGCTACAGTTGCGGCGTGGTCACTCGTCAGGTGGTCACTTGCAACGGCCGATCTGTGGTGGAGAGACCGTTGCACCCCAGGCAGGGCACCCGCTCCGCGAGCGCCCTACCGAAACAGCCTGCTGATCTGTGGTGGAGAGGCAGGCAACCCTGAGCATCCGTGCCCAGGCAACCGGCAACACTGTGGTGGTGTGCGCCGGAGAAACGAGGCGCCCTAGGGCGCCTTTTTTCTAGGCAGCCACCGAAACCGAGGCGGGCACCGGAAATAGGTCAGGAAGATCGGGGCGAAGCTCATGGCCTTGCACAGCATTGCCGCACGCACGGACAAGGGCGGGCACACGCTCCGCAGGAACGCCGCGCTTCTTCCATTGAGAGACAGCCATGGGGCTGACGCCGAGGGCGGCGGCCAACTTCCGACCGCCGCCGGCAGCCTTGATGGCTCGGTCGAGGGGGGCATCTTGAGACATAAACAGTCCGTAGAGAATGGATGACGGAAATAGACATTACGTTTATTTCAACGCCATGTCTATACCCGTAAACTTGGTGTTTATGAATACATCCGGCCAGCGATTACGCGATCACCTCGACAGACACGGCATTCCCTATGCGGAATTTGCCAAGCGCATGGGCGTCGACCCGCAGCACGTGAACAACTGGTTCAAGCGCGGCGTGCCGAAAGCCCGAATATTCGAGGTGGCTGACGAACTGAAGATCGACCCGCGCGAGCTGGCCGAGGGCACCCCGCAGGCGCCCGCAGACAAAGCCAGACCAGGCATCAGCAATGAAGTCACCCCGCTCGAACCGCTGCACCCGTGGGACGGCAACACCCCACTAGACCCGGACGAGGTAGAAGTGCCCCTTTACAAGGAAGTCGAGATTGCAGCCGGCACCGGCCGCACAGCAGTACGCGCCATCGAAGGACGTAAGCTCCGCTTTTCCTATGCCACCTTGCGCCAGGCAGGCGTAGATCCTGCCAACGCCTTCTGTGCCACCGTCAGCGGGGACAGCATGGCACCGCTGATCAACCATGGCGCCACCATCGGCGTGGACCGAGGCACCACCAATATCATTGATGGCGAGATCTACGCCCTGGAACATGACGGCATGCTGCGCGTGAAGACTCTCCACCGCCTGCCCGGTGGCGCCATCAGGCTCCGTAGCTTTAACAGCGAAGAGTTCCCCGATGAGATCTACACCCCCGAGCAGATCGCCGAGCAGCGTATCGCCGTTCTGGGCTGGGTTTTCTGGTGGTCGGTGCTACGAGCCCGGCGCGGACCTACCGTTGCCCGATAAACAAATAATACACGTCGCGTTGACACAATAATAAACACCGCGTTTAATTACCTCGTCTCTCCACCACAGAGCCGAGGTAAACCATGCAATCCGCCACCCTGCACGTCCACCCGGCGTGCGCCTCCAACCGCCGCCTAATCGAACGCCTGCAGGCCCAAACCGGCCTACTCGTCATCATTAGCGGCGGCAAAGCCAAGCTGCAGCAGCGCAACGCCAGCATCACCCCGACTAATCCCTGGGGAGGTGATGCAGCATGAGCCAGCCAACACCCACCCCACTCAACCAGTTGCTGCGCCTACTGTTCACCTACCTGGTAAGCATTCGCCAAGCCAGCTGGCCGGCCCGCGTGGAAAGCGACAGCAGCCACGCCATCGGCATGCTCTCGGGCGCCTACGTGCTCGGCCACCTCGACCGCCAGCAGGTCAACAGGCTGGAAAGCCTCATCTACAGCGCCGCCACCAACCGCAACCGCGAGCTAAGCCTGCGGCTGCTGCCCTATGGCCGCCGGTTCCCGGTACGGAGGGCAGCAGCATGAGCCGCTACACCCTCCCCGAGCATGCCCTGACCCTCCTGCAGGCTCAGCTGAACCTGAATGGCCGCTTCACCCACTCGCTCCGGTCAGCCTACGGTGGCCCCAAGATCCTGTTCGCGCTCAACGTCGAGCGCGGCGAGCAGATCGGCGTCACCGTAGAGCTGGGCGGTCAACGTCACAGCACCACCCTGCCGGACAACAGCCGCAACAGCGCCTGCCTGCTGGCGGACTACATCGACGCCATCGCCAACGGGCGGGTGGACTCGGCAGCCATCGCCCCGCCGCATGCTCTCCCATCAGCTGAGCGCGACCAGCGCTACGCCACCATGGACGAGACGCTGGCAGCACTGGTACGCCAGGGCGGCTTCATCACCCTGGAGGCTCCGCACCACCAGCCGGTAGAGGTGGCCGTACACACCACCACCAACCGCCAAGGCATCACCGTCATCCTGCGCATGGGCTCCGCCTCGCGCTGCTGGACGGTGTACGGCGCCCCCGAGCATTGCCAGCGCCTGCTGCAATCGTCGCTCGAAGCGTTCACCAACCCGCAGCTCGCAGCGTGAGGAGGCCGCCATGTCCAACTCCCTCAAGTACGCCGCCCAACGCCTCGGCCTTGGGCACCGCGAGCTGATGAAGCGCATGCGCGAGAAGGGCCTGCTGACAGCGGCCAACCTGCCGGCCAACCCCGACGCCACCAAGGCATTCCTGGTGACCAGGGAAAACCGCTTCTACCACCCCGAGAGCGGCCTGCAGTACCCGCGCACCACCCGGGTGACGGATGCCGGCATCCCCTGGCTGGCCAAGCAGCTCGGCATCGAGCGGGTAATGCCAGAGCCAAAGCCGGATCCGCGCGATGTCGCCTGAGCAACAGGGCCAACGCCCACGCCACCTGGCAGCGGCCATCGTCGCCCTGCCCACCCGGGAGGAGCGCCGCGCGGCGCTCGCCAAGGTGCCTCAGGAGTGGCAGGCGCTGGTCCGTACTCACTGCGTCATCGCCTGGAACCACCCAGCCCGGAACCGTTGAAGGTCAAGACCATGAAAGACACCAAGCTACTCGATGAAACCCTGATCAGCCTGCTGCGCATGCCCGAGGCTGAGCGCACCGCCGAGGTGATCAGCTCGCACCTGGCCCTGGCCACCACGGCTGCCGGCCTGAAACTGGACAGCAGCACCGGCCTGCAGCTGGAGCACATGAAGCTGGCCGGCGCCGTGGCGCGCCTCGCTGGCGACATGGGCGAAGGCTTCACCCACCGCACCACCCTGCGCCTCGGCCCGGATCTGCAGGGCACCGAGCTGTTCGCCAGCATCGAGGCGGTCGGCAAGCGCGAGATCCGCTTCACCGGCTTCGGCTGCTCGGCCGAGCGTGTGCTGGCCCAGCTGCGCATCGCCATCAGCCAGCACGGCCAGGCACTCAGTGCCACCCAGCAGCAGGGCAAGGCGCGCTGGGGCGACCGCAACCCCCTGCGCATGCTGCCGCGTGAGGCCAAGCGCGCATGAGCCAGCACGACAACCAACCCCAGCTGCGCCTGCTGGCCCAGCCCAAGCAGGTAACGGTAGAGCTGCTGTTTCGCATGTTCGGCACAGTGGTGATCCCAGCGGAGGAGGTGCGCGCCAAGCTGTTCCGCAACCTCAACACCGAGCGCTTCAACCGCTTCCTGGGCACCCAACGCCTGCCCATCCCGGCCACCACCCTGGATGTCAGCACCAAGGCGCCCCGCTTCATCGAGATCCACCACCTGGCCGCCCACATCGAGCAACGCGCCGCCATCGGCGATGCCGAGCTGGAGAAGGCATTGACCCAACCACAGCAAGACCCCGAAGCCACCTGACACGCAACCGCTGCCACCACCAGCCAAGCGAAAACCGAGGAGACCACCATGGAACTGACCAACCCGCAGCTGTACGCCCTGTTCGGCGCCGCCATCGCCGTGCTGATCCTGATCGGCATCACCTACTGCGCCGGCCTTAGTACCGGAGAAAGTGCCGGCTACGAGCAAGGACGCATGGCCGCGACCGATCACTGGCGCCGCATCTGCGCCGAAACCCGCGCTGAGCTGACCAGTTCCCTGCGGCAGCTCGATTCACGCGAGCGCGAGCTGGCCACCCTGCGCCGCAACATCCAGGCCGAGGCCGACGATCACGCCGAGGTCGAGCGCGGCTTGCTCCAGCGCCTGGCAGCTGCCGCGCCCTTGAGCGACGAAGACGAGGCAACCCTGCAGGCCATCGCCGGCAAGCTGGAGTTGGCCGCCAGCACCTTCGCCGGCCTCGGCAGCGGCGACCATGCCCGCTACGCCCGCCAGCTGGCCCAGCACGCCATCAACATGGCCCAGCGCCTACACGCTGCCGCCGCCAACGCCCTGCCACACCCGGACAGCGAGCTGATCGACTGGCTGGACCAAGAGGGCTCGGTGGACTTCGACTTGGAGACGGCGACGATCCGCTTCCTCTGCGCCCCTGCTGACGAGCAGGGCATCAGCAGCCTTCGCGCACTGCTGCGCCAGGCCAAAGCCGACAGCGAGGAGATCTACCGCAACCACACCGCAGCACTGGAGGCCGCAGCATGAGCTTCATCATCACCTTCAGCGGCCGGCGCGTGGATCTGCTGGAGCCCGCTGCCTCGATGATCGAACCGGCGGACATTGCCCACTCGCTCAGCATGCAGTGCCGGTTCAACGGCCACACCCGCGCCTTCTACAGCGTGGCTCAGCACAGCTACATCGTTGCCGACCTGGTGCCGGAGCAGTGGCAGTTGCAGGCCCTCCTGCATGATGCCACCAAGGCCTACGTGGGTGACGTGGTAAGCCCGCTCAAACAGGCTCTGCCTGAGTTCCGCCAGATCGAGATGCGCTTGTGGCACGCCATCTGTGCCCGCTTCAAAATCGACCCGGTGCTGCCGTCCTGCATCCACGACGCAGACCTGGCCGCTCTGGCCACCGAGCGCCGTGACTTGATGCCGGCTCACAAGGACGAATGGCCATGCCTGGTGGGCGCCATCCCGATGCAGGGCCGCATCAAGCCCTGGAGCCAGCCCGAAGCGGCCCAGTTCTTCTTCGACCGGCTGATGCAGTTACTGGCCACCACCCACCGCGCGAGGGCTGCAGCATGACCCTCGCCACCCACTACACCCAAGTCTCGGCCGCGCGAAAGCGCGGCGGCGGCCTTGCACGCCGCTACCTGCTCGCCTCGCTACTAATGGGCCGCCATCCGCGCCAGACGGGTGGCGAAACAAAGAGCCTCTGCCGCGCAGCGGCAGGCATTACCTCTGCTCTGCCCAGCTCCTGCGGAAGCCTCGTATACCCCACGAAAGGCGTGCGCCAGGCGCAGGAGTCGAGCCTATCGCTCCGCTCCCCTTTCTTGCCCGCAGCGCAGCTTGTTAAGGGGTATAAGGTCTCAGTTGATCCCCTGCTGAGACTTGAACCAGCGATTCCACCGCTCAATATTGGAATGAAGGGAGTTGATCGCAAAGCTGTGACCGTTCACGAAATCCTCCCAATCGCCTGGAAGTTGCAGTGGAGCCCACTTCACAACTTCAGCCTCTACTTCAGCCACATGTGCAAGAACCGCGAATACATCTGCGGCAACATCGCTTGGCAATGGCTGAAGAAGCACCCCACGCAAGATCTCTGCGGCCTGCCGCAACCTACCAAGCGGCACTTTCTCAGCGCTTACCGAGGCGAGCTTCGTGGCAGAGCCCTTGACTCCCCCTACCGAAAGCCGGGCCTCAAAAACGGCCCGCTCGGCCAGCCCCACTACTCGACTGGTGTCATCGATTTCCTGCTGCCTCGCTCGCTCACGGTCCCGCTTGTGGCTTCGTTCAGAGATCCAAATCGCAACCAAGATCGCGGCCACAGAGCCAACCGCTTGAACCCATGCGGGCCAATCAATGCCGTCTCGGCTTGCGATCCACATCAGAGGCAGCACTACAGCGGGCGAAACTGCAAACCAGGCAAGGACTACAAGCGGCCGCACCGTCCAGGTGTAGTCGCGCCACTCCTGAGGAATCATCACGTTCTCTCCTTTGATCGAGACAGTCGCAGCTTGCCCGCTGCCGCTTCGCTCGTCCACGGGGGTGCAGCATGACTGCTCTGACCTCGATCAACCTGGCCGGCCCCATCCGCTGGCCCTGGCACCCCTCCAACGAGGTACTGGGCGAACAGCACAACATCGTCAGCGTGTCCGCCGGCAAGGACAGCACTTCCACTTTGCTCGTCGCGCTGGCCCGAGGCGTTCCGAACCTCCGGGCGGTATTTGCCGATACCGGCAACGAACACGAGCTGTCGCTGCAGTACCTCGACTACCTGGAGCAAGCCACAGGGGTGACCATCGAGAGGCGGTGCGCTGATTTTTCCAGCCGCATCGCCCGCAAGCGCGAGTTCATTGCGACCAAGTGGCGGGCGCAGGGGGTGCCGGAGCGGATAGTTGAACAGGCCCGGCAGGTGCTGCAGCCAACCGGCAACCCGTTCCTTGATCTGTGCTTGTGGAAGGGCCGCTTCCCCAGCCGCAAGGCCCAGTTCTGCACCGAGGAACTCAAGCGCAACGTCATCGTCGAGCAGGTCATGCTGCCGCTGATGGACGGCAAGAACATGATTCTGTCCTGGCAGGGTGTGCGCGCCGACGAATCCGAGGCAAGGCGCAACCTGGCCGAGTGCGAGGAAGTGGGTGGCGGCCTGTACAACTACCGGCCGATCTTGAAGTGGAACGTGGCGGCCGTATTCGAGGCGCACCGCGCCGCCGGCATCAAACCGAACCCGCTTTACAGCCTTGGGATGGGCCGAGTTGGTTGCATGCCTTGCATCAACTGCCGCAAGGGCGAGCTACGCGAGATCGCCGCGCGCTTCCCCGAGCACATCGACCGCATCGCGTACTGGGAAGACCTGGTGCGACAGGCCAGCAAGCAAGGCGCCGCCACGTTCTTTGCCGGCGCTAACGCCAAACACCAGCAGGGCTCGATCAAGGCAATGAGCCCCGAGGAGATTGTGGCCATCGCCAACATCCGCCAGGCCGTCGAGTGGTCACGCACCACACGCGGCGGCATCCAGTACGACCTGATGGCCAGCGACGGCGAAACCGATGCCTCGTCCTGCAGCAGCGCTTATGGCCTCTGCGAAGGGGACTGGCAGCCGGTGAAAGTCATCGAAACCGAGGAGGCCGCATGACCAGAGCAGCCCACGACATTCAGCTGCGCAGGCGGCGCCCCAAGCACCTTGAGGCTGGCGGGCGCTACTACGACTGGAAAAACGTCTGCGACAGCTGCCAACGCACCCGCAGCGCCGGCAGCCACGCGGCATGCTCGAAGAAGCGGCAAGCCATGAAGAGCCAGCAGGAGGCTGTATGAAGGACTCAGTACCAAACCCGCAGCTGCAGGCCACGCGCATCAGCGCAACCATCAGCACCGGCTTCAACGTCACCACCGCAGACGGCAAGCCGGCTCGACTGGCCATCGTGGACGAGAGCGGAAACATTATTGAGGCTGGATCTGACGTGGCTTGGGCGGCCTGGCGCGTTTGCATCGAGGCGCAAGAGAACTTCTGGCAGGGCCAGGGCTATCTTGTTGTGCATTCTGATGCTCCAGGAGACCCTTTGCTTGTAGAGAAAATCATGGGGAAAGCAGCATGAAATCGAGCCCTAGAGCACGCACTGCGGTACCAGCACGCGCCTGACAACTCGGGAAACACTCTCCATTGAAACCCCGGGAACAACCAGTCACCATCCTTACTCGAAGGTGTGCTAGGGTCACTGGCATAGAGCAGGAGGCTTCAGAAATGCTCAGCGCTTGTGGTTTGACTGCAGCGGCCGGTAAAATGTGTGCCCATTTTTCCGGCCCAATGAGCAGTGATGGCTCCCCAACCAAGCACCTCGGGAATTGCGCAGTACGCAACCGTAAGATTTGTGTTCATAGCCACTGGATGGACATTCACTGTCCTACCAGCGCTTCATTGGCTATATGGGCAACTTTACGACGATGACCGAGCCTTCAATGGCTTCTTGTGGGCGTGCACTGTTGTTTTTGCCTTTGTCTGCTTTGGCTTGCTATCTGTGTATTGCAACTATCGACAGACAGTAATGCAGACAGAAATGAACAGAGTAACAGCCCAAAAAGAGGAGTTAGAGCGAATTTTCCTTAAACGGAGAATGTCCTCAACAAAGAAAGAGAGGAAATAATGGGAAACGTACTAATTATCTTCCTTGGCCTCACAATAGTAGCCTGCATCTATTTTTCGGTTCTAATGAACAAAATCAGAAGAACCAAAGCCACCTATGCAATCTACGAAACCAGGGACAAATTCGTCTCACTTGTGGCAAACGAAATAGTAGCCGAAGATAGTCCTTTCTTTAAATATTACTACAAAAGAATTAATAGCCTATTAAGCCACGCGCCAAACATAGGCTATGACGACGCCATAAAGACTCTTATCAAAGAAAGAAATAATGTAGATTTTGCAAAATCTCTACAACGCGCAAAAATAGAAACTGAGGAAATCTTGAACTGCAAAGAGATGCAGCATCAAGAGGCAGCAGAGGCGGCCGAGCTTTACTACAAAGCAACCAGAGAGATGATTTTAGCTCACAGCAGCGTTGTCAGGTTCACTTACTACATAGTCAGCCATATTGGCAACGACATGCTACGCAAACTCATTTTCGAAAAGCTTCCCGCAAAAATACAACAAGCCCACTCAACCGTGAGATTCGCCGGCGAGGAAGCATCACACCTCTCAGAAGGCAGAAAACTCTGTCACTAAAAAAAGCCCGCAAATGCGGGCTTTTTTTCTTCAATGCTGAAGAACTTTACTTGCTATCCAACTTCCTGTCATCCGATCCACCTCCAGCATTACTCTCTGTCCCGTTCGCGACATCAGCAACAGCGCAATGCTCTTCCCCTTGGGATCCGGAACCACCCCTCGCATATACACCACCACTCGACTAAAAGTATCGAGCACCAGCTGCCGCAGTTGCTCACGGGCCGGGCTGTAGATGTCCTGAGCTTCGGCCGCCAGCACTTGCCACTGCTCGGCCGCGGCCGGCGTGTGCCCCTTGGCCTGGACGGCCTGCTGCCGCTCCAGCTGCTCAGTCTCAGCCTGCAACTGCTGCAGCTGAGCCTCCAGCTCGCGCGCCTTGCGCACGAACGCCAACGGCGCGGCGCCCTGATCATCTGCCAGCAATGCCTCGGTAATCCGGGCCAACTGCCGCTCCACTTCCGCATGCTTGCGCCGGCTCGCCTGCAGACGCTGCCTCAAGCCTTGGCCATCATCGGCCGGTGCCGACAAGCGGGTGAGATTCATCTGATCGGAGCAGTAGGACAGAATCGCTTTCTCTACCGGCACCACACTGCAGCTGGCCGACTTGCAGCCGGAGCCCTTGCTGTAGGACGTGCAGTGCAGCCGGCGGTGGCCATCGTTCAGCGTGCCATCCTCGCGCGCTCGGCTAACCAGGTTCTGCGCAACCACAGCTGTGCCGCAGTAGCCGCACCAGGTAATGCCGATGCCGGTCACGATCCCCACAATGTCACTGGCGCCACGCCGACCGTGCCGCGTCTCAGTGGATGCCTGCAGGTCATCGAACTCCTCGTCAGTAAGCACGCGCGGGTAATAGCCCTCCAGCAGGTAATCCTCGCCGTCGACACTGATGCGCTTGGCACCTCGTAGCGCCGGCAGCTTCACAAGGCGGTAGATCTGTTGGCCAGCCAACCCCCAGTCGCTCAAGGTGTAGCCCTGCTCTGCCATCTTGCGCACTGCGCGGGTGGCTCCCTCGCCCTGCTTGTACAGCTTCAGCGCGTAGCGCACCGCTTCCACCCGCTCAGGGATCAGCTGCCATGCCTCACCATCCCACTGCAGCCACTGCGGATCCTTGCCGTTGCGGATCAGGCCCCGATAGGTGCCGGCAATCCAGCCCTCACACTGCCGCCTGATCGCGGCCTTGACCCGCTTGCTCTTGGTATCCGACTCCTCATGCGCGCGGATCATCACCAGCAGCGAGTACACCAGGTCCATCGGCTGAGCCTTCAAGCCGGCCCGGTTGTACTCTCGCCCGTCGCTGGCGGTAACCACGGTGATGCCGGCATTGATGATCTGAGCCAGCTGAGCCTGCGCCTGGATGGGTTCGGCCCGACTGAGGCGGTCCAACCCCTCGACGATCAGCACCGATCCCTCGGGAATGCGGCCCTCGTCCACAGCCTTGAGGAACGCACCCAGCGCCCCCTGCTTGACGTGCTGTTGATGGTAGGCGGACAACCCCTCATCCCTGAGCGACAGACTCTCATCGAGCTGCAGGCCCCGCTCAGCTGCCCAGTGCTGGGCGTACTGGGCCTGACGGTCGGCACTGCTGCCCGTCGCCTGCCGAGGGTCGGAAAACCGCAGATAGCTGTATACTCGCGCGTTTATTTTGCTCACCCGTGATCAGCCCATGACAACGAACGTAGAAAAGAAAGCGCCTAGTGTAGGGTTTATTTCCTTGGGGTGCCCAAAGGCCACCGTCGATTCCGAACGCATCCTCACCCAGCTGCGCATGGAAGGGTACGAGATCGTCCCGACCTATCAGGATGCCGACGTCGTGGTGGTCAACACCTGCGGCTTCATCGACAGTGCCAAGGCCGAATCGCTGGACACCATCGGCGAAGCCATCGCCGAGAACGGCAAGGTGATCGTCACCGGCTGCATGGGCGTGTCCGAGAACGCCATCCGCGATGTGCACCCAAGCGTGCTGGCCGTCACCGGCCCGCAGCAGTACGAGCAGGTGGTCAACGCCGTCCACGAGGTGATCCCGCCCAAGGCCGACCACAACCCCTACGTCGACCTGGTGCCGCCGCAGGGCATCAAGCTGACCCCGCGCCACTACGCCTACCTGAAGATTTCCGAAGGCTGCAACCACAGCTGCGCCTTCTGCATCATCCCGTCCATGCGCGGCAAGCTGGTCAGCCGTCCAGTCGG